TGAAATGGACGATCGCTAGTTTCCGATGAATCTAATACTTGAATTAAAATATTGTTCAATTTCAAATCATTATGTCTAAATCCAGGATAACGACTTTGAATTACAGCAACTGTTGAAATAATTTGAAAAAATATTACACGCCATTGTCTAACGGTCAATTTAGAAAATTTATCTCGTAAATAATCTAATAAATCACCTCCATTAGCCCATTCTGATATTAATACAGAAACATCATCATAAAATTCTTTATTTTTATATTTATCAATAAATTTTTTATACTTTTTTGATACCACATGTCCACTTTTCCCTAATGAGATGAATTTATGTATTTTTGTATTAAATGTTGTAATGGGCAATACGATATGTGGTGTATGTCGCTTGACAACAAAATAAGATAAAATTCTCAACATTAATAGTTCAGCATTCTCTGGTCTCGATACATCATTTATACCACCATAATATTCTTCCTTAGGATATGCTACTACTTTAACTGCATAATTCAATTCCATATCTGGTCTTGATGGATCTGGAATAGACATACCCTTAAATGTGTGACCAGTTGTACCGGATTTAATATACATTAAAAAGTTTCCTAATTTACACATTATAAAATCAAAATTTACTAATTTCTTATCAAATATTTCTGTTACATCATTTTTATCTTTACAATAATCTGAATCAACAATATGTTCCATATCAAACATTGGTAATAATTCTGTATCTTCTAATAAAAGTCGTATAAAATCTAATCTATCGATTGTTTTGTTCATTGATATATTGTTTTGATTAATATATAATCTATCATTTTTTGTTATTCCCGATGATGATGTTATTTTTGACATTATTTCCAAATAATACTATAACTTTATAGTATTATTTTACATGTTTTAACGTTATGTTTTTGCGCAGAAATAATCAAAATCTTCGGGATCAATTATTTCAATGTCACGTACTTTATTATTTTGCATAATAATTAATTTATCAATTGTATTCCAAGTATTTGTATATAAATTAAATAATCTTAATGCATTATTTTCAGCTGTTTTAGTAGTAATATCATATTTACATTTCAAATCATTAATAAAATTTGTCCATTTGGAACTCTTCATTCCTAAACTTATGACAGTATAATTTCTCATTGATACTATTTGTTTCAATTTATCAATAGTATCATTTGATCTGGTATAATTAATTAATATATGATTTATATCAGAAACTTGCATTTCATAATTTCCTAAAATATTGTGTACATCTGTATAAAAACTATTTATTTTCTTCAGAGTAGATGTTTCGTTTATTTCATGAACTTGTAATATTGTATCAACATTAAATAAAAATGATCTATATGAACTAGGTAAATTAACAAATGTTTTAGATTCCATATAATAATATAATGTAGAAATTATATTATTTGATTTGAACTTGTTTTTTTATTTAGAAATATAACCATAAATGAATATAATGATTATACCATGGTCACGAAAACCTAGAGATGAGAATAGATTTAGAGAATATCGTAAAGAGGATTTATTTTTCTGTAATAAGTGTAATGAATGGTATCCATATTTATTATATGATAAAGGAAAAAAAATAAGTTTTGATAATAATATTGATGTTTATGACCTGTTAAATGATGATGAAGATCGTGGTGGATATACATGGTCATGTAATGTGTGTATTGATAAAGTCATTTACGAAAATGAATGCATAACTATTGATACAACATATGCTCATTTATATTCATTATATGATCAAATATTACAATTATCTTGGACTGAATTATCTATGCATAACGATAGAACAATTAACTGGATAATTATTAAAGATAATATGACAATGTTTTTTGATTATCTAAATACTAAAAAAACACAATCATTAATTTTTAAAAATTTTAATTCAAAGAATATTATAAATACATTATATTCTATAAAACAAAATAATGAAATCGATTTGAATGATGAAACAATTTTAACAATAAATATAAATGAAGATGATAAAATTGATTATAGAAAAATAGAACAAATTAAGGATGGATTAATAGGCGGATCTGGAAAAAGAAAAGCATTAATTTTTAATTCTCCAAGTGTTTTATTATTTAGTAAAGTAAAACCAAGTATATTTAATGCTATAACACATAGAATTAATATGTACGAAATCAAATATGATAGATTGATAAAAATAAATTAAAATAAATCATTCACTACCAACATTCCATATAAAATCACCATCTTGACCAAATTCTTCTACATAGGGAATAATTTGATCATCATAATTTTTTACAGTATTATAATATGAATTATTTGTTTTTGGTAATTGTACATCTCTATTGACAATGAATATATTGTCATGATTATTTATATATTCTATAACACGTTCATAATATCGTCCTCCACCAGTCAGATATACAAAAAGTATACAATCCATAGATTTATTAATAGACATCATTATACCACCCGAACCAGCAACCAACCATATTCTGGGTTTTTTAACAGTTTGTAACACTGTTCCTTTCATAGCTTTTCTCATTTGTTCACTCATCATTGTTGACATTATATTCCTATCATCATTTATTCCCATTGGTATAGCATAATAACCAGAATCATTATCCAATAACTTGTATGATTTTCTTTTACATAATCCATAACTGTTACATAAAATAATATTTGTTTTCAATGCCAACAATGTATTAATTTGTCTGGATTTAATTATATCTTGTGCTAATGTTTTATCATTATTTCCTATTGGAACAGCTGTTAAAAACACAATGCATTTTAAATTTAATCTATGTGCAGCAAATGCAGTTGCTACAGCACCATAACCATTATAAGTACCAACATATATCAATGTATGTATATTATTACCTTTAATTTTTTCCTCCTGAATCATTCGTTTAGCAAATAATTCAGCCACTCTCTGCTTAGTACCAGCTATTAAAACACCATCTTGTATTAAATTAATTTGTTTATTTCTAATATCAATACTTTCGATTTGTAATTGTGGATTTATATTGCGTAACTGTTTAATTTTTCGTTTAATTTTATTAACATTTGATTTTTGTGATTTTGTCATTTGTATTTTCATATATTCATGACTTTTCATTATAATTATAAAAGAAATAATTTAATATTTTTATTAAACATTCATTACAAATGGTTTTTTATACTTATTTCTCTCTTTTTCTTCTTCTGTTAAATTTAATATTCTAATAACTTGCTTAGCCTCGGTATAATGCAACATGGTTACATTGGGAGCAGCTTGCCATAATTTACAAATACGTTGATAATCTAATGTCACAGATTCGGGGAAATGATTTGGGTCAGCTATCATATGACGTTTTGCACCACTAGGTAATAGAAATGCACTTTGAACTGGTAAAACCATATACAATTGTTCTAATGGAGTAATTGCCTTTTCATTTTTAAAAACCGTGGGATATTTATCTTGTAATGAATTGAATTTTTCTTCATTGTTTAATAACCATAAATATATATCAGATGCAAATGGTGTTTTCTTTCTATTGTATGACCATAAATAATCTGCACATGTATCAAAATAATAATATCCATTCCATAATAGACCTCCAAAATATTCTTCAATACACAAATCTATACAATCATTCATTTCATAATGTTTATAATATCGTTGTTTAGATTCATTTAATGTTACATTGCGAGCTCCCAATTGAAATATATTCGGAACATTGAACTTCATATTTTCTCTATCAGCCATTTCCTCAGCAAATGAAGTGTATGGCATTGGACCAGGTTTAATATAACGCTTAAATTTATATGTATCTCTGAAATATTCTTCTTCCAAAGAATTTAATTCACAAAATAACAATTTAATAAATTCATATGATATAGTTATTTTATTGCCATTTTTTCTAATAATAAAATGATAATCGCAAGTTAATCCATCGTTAATTTGCCCAAACACATTTTTATATGATTCAATTAAAACATTCAATCCAGAATGTTGTCTATTAAAATCTAAATTGACTGATGGAATAGCATGTAAAAAATCATTTCCTATCATAAAACCAAAAAATACATAATCGCGAATAAAATTACTTTTATAATCGGACAAATTTTCAAATTCAGTTTGTACAGCTATAGAATCAATGTATAAATTTTCAATCATATCACTATATATACATTCTTTCATTAAATCTACTGATACAAAACAAAATCCATCATCAGAATCCATGTTTTGAAATTCAGTTAGTTCACGAATTAAGAACATTTTAGATGCTTGAGCAGCCATCGACAAGTATAGTAAATCAGCATCTAATCCATAAATTACACGAACTAAATTATTCTCTATTATATTCTCATTTCTAATTTCCTGTAATATTTTATGTTCTCCTTCGCCACCAGTATATGCCGATGAAAAAATATATTTCACTTTATCATTTGTAACATTATATTTACTCTTTGAAACAATATAATTAATAATACCATTTGTTATTTTTGACATAAATTCTGTTCCAGGAGTTATAGCAGAATTATTCCATGGTTTTTGATATTCAACATTATATCGCTTACTAATTTTTTCACGCATTTTATTATCTTCAATGGCACGGAACCTTCTTTCATGTTGTTGTCCTATTTTTGCTCTTGGTGCTACACCATCAATAGATATCATAACTTTATTTTTTGGTGCAACATTTTGTATAATTTGTTCAATATATTCAATGACTCCAATAATCATTAACTGTTCCAAACGATTGGGATTAGTAATGAATAGTGACTTATTTTCATGATAAATTTTAAGACACACAGGATGTATTAAACAATTAGTATCTAAATATAGATTGTCTACTGCGGTCACAAGGTAATTATTTTCAGGAATTTTTTCAACCACTCCGTTTGAAGAGCTATTATTCAGATCCTTTTTTGAAAACACGAATTTAACATCTTTGTATTTTGTCACCAAACTTGGAAAAAACTTTCTTACGCCCATTGTAACAATGTATATTTTTCTAATTAAATATATTTTAGATTCAATTTTTTATATAAAATAAATAATTCTCTCACGTAATAATATATATAATGTCCAATAATTCAGAATCAT